TTTTAAAAAAACTATGATAACATCTATGTTTTTATTATTAATAACTTTACATTGGGGTTTTGCCACTGGCGCAATACTTGCAATGAAAACAAACTGGAGTATACCTAGGTTTCTAATTATAGTTTTACTTTTTAGATACTTATTATTAACTTATGGTCTTTAACACAAACAACAAATATGGAGTAATATATGCTGATCCACCTTGGACGTTTAAAACGTATAGTAACAAAGGAAAAGATAAAAGTCCTGAAAGACACTATTCTTGCATGTCTATCACTGACATTATTAATTTACCTGTTGGGAGCCTTGCTAAGGACGATGCAGTCCTTTTAATGTGGGTTGTAGATCCACTTTTAGACCAGGCGTTTAAAGTTATTGACGCCTGGGGTTTCAAGTATAAGACGGTTGGTTTTACTTGGGCAAAAACGAATCGAACTAAAATGGGTTTCTTTACAGGTTTAGGTTATTGGACTAGAGGTAATCCAGAGATGTGTTTACTTGCTACAAAGGGTAAACCAAAACGGCTAAATAAAAGTATACCACAATTAGTTGTGAGTGAAAGACAAGAACATAGTAGAAAACCAGATATTGTTTATGAACATATAGAAAAAATGTTAAGTGGACCTTATATTGAACTCTTTGCTCGTAGAAAACGAGATGGGTGGCAAAGTTGGGGTAACGAAGTATGATTTGGGACTTGACATTATCGTTATTATGTGTTATATTAGTGTATGGTTTTGTCATATGGTTATTAATGAAATGGAATAATGAACAATTATAAAAGATACACATTAAAAGATACTTTAGAGAGTGAACAAAAAGCACTCTTTAATGTACTATCTACTTTCGCTGGTGGTGGTGGTTCATCAACAGGTTATAGACTTGCGGGTGGTAAAATATTGGCAATCAATGAATTTGTACCTGAAGCACAAAACACTTATAGAGAAAATTATCCAGATACGTTAATAATACCAGGTGATATTAAAAAGTTATCAGGTAAAGATTTTTTAGAAAAGGTTAATTTGAAACCAGGTGAACTTGACTTATTAGATGGTTCTCCACCGTGTTCAGCGTTTAGTATGGCGGGTTCTGTATCACACGGTAAAGGTAATACTCACGCAGATGCGTTTGGTAAGAAAAAGAAATATAGTGATATTGAAGGTGTAGAAAATGTTGAAGATTTATTTTTTGAATTTTTAAGAATAGCAGATGAACTAAAACCAAAAGTAATTATTGGTGAAAACGTTGAAGGTTTAACAATGGGTGAAGCTAAAGAGTATTTTCATAAGATACAAAATACATTTGAAGATATAGGTTATCTAGTTGTTGCTGATGTATTAAACGCAAGTTATTTTGGTGTACCACAAGCTCGTAAAAGAACTTTCTTTATTGCTGTTAGAGAAGATGTTGCTGAAAAAGTTGGTATTAATTTTATGACAATGTATCAATTGTATCCTGATAAGAATAATGAACAAACAACACTTGGTGAAGCTATTAATGATGTAGTAAACAAAGACCAAGAAGAAATAAATTTGTTATTAGAAAAACTAGGTCCACAAACTGCTGTAGGTAAAACTTTGGCAAAGATGCCTAAAGATCCTGACAAAGTATTAACAGGTATGGATTACCACGATAAAGGTCATCACTTTAATTTAAAAAGATGTAGTTTAAGAAAACCTTGTCCAACAATCACTGCTATGGGTAACTTTCCTGGTGTTGCTGGTACTTGTCACCCATTAGAAGATAGAAAGTTTACTATAAAAGAGTTAAAAAGAATTATGTCACTACCTGAAGATTTTAAATTAACAGGTCAACATAAACAACAATCAGAAAGAATTGGTCGTATGGTACCACCTCTTATGATGAAAGCACTTGCTGAAAGTGTATATAACAAAGTATTGAAACCATATAAGGAGTTAGATAATGACTAAATTTACATTTGCCACATCAGAAGAAGGCTTTGATAATCATATTGATAAGTCTGTTAGAGGGTATAGTCACTTATGGGGTGATATACTTTCTCTTTCAAAATATTTTGTAGAAGATTATACCCAAGTTGTTGATATAGGTTGTTCAACAGGTAAACTATTAAAAGGTATGATGGAACAAAACAATGAACATATACCACACGCACAATACACAGGTATTGAAATAGAAGATGATTTCTATGGCGATTATAATATGGACGAAGACAAGTATCAAAATTTAAGTTACTACAGAGGTGATGTAAGAGATTTTAATTTTCAAAATTGTTCTTTAGTTACTTCTATATTTACTTTACAATTTATGTCACCAAAAGATAGACAAGAAGTAATTAATAAAGTTGCCAATGGTTTAAATACTGGTGGCGCATTTATCTTTAGTGAGAAAACTTTTAGTTGTAATCCTAGAATACAAGATATGATGACTTTTACTTTTTATGATTATAAAAGAAAACATTTTAATGATAAGGAAATATTAGATAAAGAAGTACAGTTAAGGCATATGATGAAGTTAAATACTAAAACTGAAATCTATGAAATGTTTACAAACGCAGGTTTTGAAGTACATAACTTCTGGCAGAACTTTAACTTTATGGGCGCCATTGCTTTAAAGAAATAAATAATATGATGGCGATTACGGAACAATCATATAAAGAACTAAAAGATTATTGGGACTATCAAAGAAAGATAGAATACAATAAAGAGATAGTACACTATATGGCTGAGAAGTTTGAGGGTAGAGTCTATAATGATTTTGGTATGGTTAACATAGATGAGATGAAAAACTTACTATGGACAAGAGTTAAATCAGAAGATTACGAAGAACCTAAAAGGGGTTATGTACCAAAAGACCCTAAATTGAGGTTTGAGTGGGAGGGCGAAGCACACTTACCAACACACTTACTTCCGTATGATAAAGATTTAGAAAATGAACATTGACAAACAACGATAAGTATGATATATTATAACACAATTAAGGAGATTGAATATGAGTAATTTTTTAAAAGATATAATTAAAGAAACTGGTAATGAATATGCTGGTTTAGTGAGTGATGGTGTTGATAGCGCTGATGTAACTAGTTTTGTTGACACTGGTTCATATTCTTTTAACGCATTACTATCAGGTAGTATATTTGGTGGTATGCCTGGTAATAAAATTACAGCAATCGCTGGTGAAGCGGCAACAGGTAAAACATTTTTCGCATTAGGTATATGTAAAAGTTTTTTAGAAAAGCATCCAGATGCTGGTGTGATCTATTTTGAATCAGAAAGTGCGATCTCAAAAGATATGATTGAGGGTAGAGGTGTTGATAGTAAGAGAATGGTAATTGTTCCAGTGGCAACGGTACAAGAATTTAGAAGTCAATCAATTAAAATAGTTGACAAATATTTAGAACAACCAGAGTCAAATAGAAAACCTTTGATGTTTGTTTTAGATAGTTTAGGTATGTTATCTACTACAAAAGAAATGGAAGATACAGCCGCTGGTAAAGAAACAAGAGATATGACTAGATCACAAATAGTCAAATCAACGTTTAGAGTTTTAACTTTAAAATTAGGTAAAGCAAATATACCTATGATAATGACCAATCACACTTATGATGTCATTGGTTCAATGTTCCCACAAAAAGAAATGGGTGGTGGTAGTGGTTTGAAATATGCTGCATCATCTATTGTCTATCTTGGAAAAAGAAAAGAAAAAGATGGTACCGAAGTTATTGGTAATGTGATTCATTGTAAAAATTATAAATCTCGTTTAACAAAAGAAAACGCTCAAATTGATGTACGATTAACTTATAAACAAGGACTTGATAGACATTATGGTCTTTTAGAACTAGCTGAAGAAGCTGGTATCTTTAAGAAAGTATCTACTAGATATGAAACACCAGATGGTACAAAAGTTTTTGGTAAATCTATTAATACTGAGCCAGAGAAATATTTTACAGATGAGGTACTAAACAAGATAGATGAATACACCAGAAAAAAATTCACCTACGGATCAGAAGAAGACGAACAATAAAAGATATGCCTTTGCTCAAAGACAGGGCGAAGACTTTAGTTGTATTAAAATTATGGAAGGCGACTATGAAGGCGTCATTTACAAATACAACAACATCAAGTTTTCTGAAACTGAAAACGAACAAGGTGAGATACCATTAAAGTTTACTTATGACATAATGGTAAATCCTAATAAAAAAGATATAGAGTCAAATGACTTTAGAAATTATATTGGTGATATATTAGTTGAGTGTGTTGAAGAACAATTACAAAATGGGACTTTGAAAATAGATGAATAGTGATAGAATAGAAAATACAATACTTACAAATCTTTTTTATAATGAAAATTATACAAGAAAAGCTTTACCTTTTATAAAGCCTTATTACTTTTCTAAAAAAGATGAAAGAGAATTGTATGCTGAAGTAGAAAAATTTGTCACAAAGTATAAGAACTTACCTACAAAAGAAGCAATCTTAATTGAACTTAATAATCGAAAAGATTTAAAC